TTGTCGCCCAAAATCTGTGGCAAGTTGGCTGTTATAGGACGTGGACATGATGAAACGTGAGGGTTTTCGTGCCATAAAGTACGCTGGAAAGAACACACTCCCGAATGTAGACTTGCCGTGTCGTGGCGGCATGGTGATTAAAAGGTTACGTGGGCCGATACCCTTCTCTAAATTGTCCAATGCACCGATAAGTTTGCTGTGAAAGTCTGGTAACTTCCACTTCGGATTGTGAAGTCGGATGAAACCGTCAAAACTTTCCTCTGCCCTCTTTAATTTAAGAAGGTGTTTAGCTGCGTCTTGTGCTGTCAGCATCCATCTCTCCTTCCGTTACAACTTCCGCATCTAATATGTTGTTCATGCCCATAGCGATTTCCTCTAGCTGGGCGCGAGATAATTTGTCGGGCGTTTCTGTAGTTAGATGTTCATGCTGAACGAACTGTGCAGTTAGATCGGGCATGACCTTGTTGAGTAGTGCAGCGAATACACGAGCTTGGGTTGGGTTCCACCCTTCTTCGTGTCTTCCCATTACAACTTCGTGAGCTTCAGTTAGTTGCTCTGATACTTTTGACATTATGTCAGCACGAAGTCTGCCCACTTGTGCGGGTGTAAGCTTTTTCTCAGGTGGTAAAGATTTTCTTGGTAAGCGTCCCATTAGGTTTCCTGACGTTTTCAATTTTGCTAAGATTTCTCGGATAGGTGAGTAACTGTAATTCCCAAAATGCAACTCGGGGATCGACCATACCGCCCCCCTTTCTTGATTTTGACACACTTTTTGACACACTATTCTTTTAAATCATTGATTTTATTGGTGTTTCTAGCCCTCTATTAAAGGTTTATATGGTCATTTTTGGCCTAAAAAACGTTTCTAAACTTGGTCTTTGAGCGTTAAAACATTGGGTTTTTCAGTGCCATAACCAAACTTTAGCAAAAATCCAAACTAGGATCGTCCCTTACGTGCGCGACCAACAGCAAAGCTGTTGAGGATTGATTTGGGGTATCGAAACACAAACCTTGGAGAACTAATCATGTTTACAATCAATCTTAATCAAAACGTTATCAATGAACTATTCGCTTTTCACACTAATCCAGAACCAGAACTATCAAATGAAACTATTGCTGTACTTGATCAAATCGAACTTGATCATGGTTCAAACTGGCTACCAGTTTCAGCTTTGGACGGCGAATTAACTTTTGAATATCTTTAATCAGAAAGGGAAATACTATGACAAACATCGTTAATACTTTGGAAAACAAAGTCCTTAAAGCAATCAAATTACAAAGCAATCCAAACGCTATCCATAGTCCAGAAGTCTATTACTGGAAAGCAATAGCCTATTGCGATTGTATCCAATATTTCACTAACGACAAAGACCGCTTTGATTGCTTTGACCGATTAAGAGAACAAGCCAAAACAAGAAAGCCAGCATTTAGCTAATTTACCTATGAAAGCAGCCTGATTTTTCGGGCTGTTTTGATGTGTAAATTCCTTACACGCGACCAAGACTGAAAGTCTTGAGGATTAATTATCAACATAACAATCAAACCAAAGGAGTCCAGAAATGGCACAATCAGATATTTTAAACACTACAGCAATCACACTAATCAAACTTATGGAAACTGAGGGGATGAATTGGACTAAACCTTGGACAACTACAACCAAGAACAATGGTCAACCAATATCAATTCGCAAAAGAGAATACAACGGTATCAACCGTTGGATACTTGGAATGGAAATGGCGATCAATGGCTATACTTCACCAGTTTTTGCAACGTTTCAAAAGTGGAAAGAAGTTGGAGCTAAAATCAAGAAAGGATCAACAAGTCACGAAGTGGTTTTCTTCAAGACACTATTCAAATCAGAGACAAACGACAAAGGAGAAGAAGAACAAATCAAGATACCATTACTCAAAACTTACAGAGTTTTTAATGCTGATCAAGTTGAGAACTGGGACGGCAATTGGCTAACCGAAGGAGAAGAACAAACACAAGATTGGAGCGACGTAGAACTGGCTGACTTGATAGTTGAGAACAGCGGAGCAGAAATCAATCACGTCAATCAAGACAAAGCTTTTTATATGCCATCTCAAGATATGATTTGTATGCCAGAAAAGGCTCAATTCAAAGATGATAGCGGATACTATGGAACGATGTTCCATGAACTTGTTCACTGGACAGGACATAGCTCAAGACTTGATAGAAAATTCGGAACAAGAAAAGGCAATGACAACTATGCAAAAGAAGAACTTGTAGCAGAACTTGGGGCAGCAATGCTTTCAGCAATTGCAAAAGTTGATGCCGAACCAAGAGCCGACCATGCTCAGTATCTAAATGGCTGGATCAAAGGTCTTAAAGATCAACCTAAGATGATCCTTACAGCAGCAAGCAAAGCAGAGAAAGCAGCACAATTTATTATCGACCAATCAACACAGAACAGCAAAGAAGTAGGGGAGTTGATAGCAGCATGATCAAAAGAAAATATCAATTAGAGATAGCAAAACTACAACTTAGATTTGCTTCTCAAACTATAGGCATGGTGATTTTCACCATGCTTATTTTTAATCTACCAGAACTTATTCAGAAATACGGAAGGATGATAGAACAATGGAACTAATTGTAACAGTAGAACATCACTACGGAGAACGTCGAGTTTATCCAGAGTGTGACAAGTCAAGATTGCTTGCCAACATTGCAAACAAAATGACCTTAACCGAACCAACAATAGAACTAATCAAAGACCTTGGCTACACGTTCAAGGTTAAATCAGAGGAAATATAATGGAACAAATAGAAATGTATTTACCTAGCCATTGGCTAACAGCAATCTTTAATGATGATCAAACTGGTTTCACCGATGAAGACCAAGAACAGTACAACGAATTTATCAAAGACATGAATAGTAAACACTGTGATTGGCACGAACTTGATTGTACTGATGAAGCTCACTTTATGACTTATCACAATGCTAAGAAGTACGGTGTTTTAGCTTGCGATGTAGTGACAGTAACCTTTGCAGTACCAGAAGAATAACTCACACGTATGCGCGACCAATACCTAAAGGTATTGAGGATAGAAAACGATTGGCGAAAGGAGACAACATGAAAGGCAGATACGAAACGTATTTAATACACCAACTTGGTATGGCTTCAACAAGAGCCGCAAGTTTATACGATGCAATGGACAGTCTACATTTTTCAATAAGCAAAATGGATGCTAACAATCTAAGACTTATGTGGACTAACTTTAATGGACTGATGGAAGCAGTGGCACAATTCGCTGACCATAATCCAGGACTTAATGATTACAGAGAGTGGAACAAACCAGAAAGCGAGAGAGTTAAATAACAACTAACTACAACCTGACAAAGAGGCCGCTTTTACAGCGGCTTTTTTGTTGCCTAATGAAAGGAAATACAATGAGAAAAAGAGAAAGAGTTTTAATTAAATTAGAAGGTGACATCCTATCACCAGAACAATATGGCAGACATCTATTCGACCTATGGATTAGTGGTTGCTACGGTCAAGAACAATGGGACAGACAAGCTAAGTTTGTCAAAGAAAATTACGACGATGATAAAGCAATGCGTCGATTTGTTATCACTGAATTTTGTTTAATGCTTGCCTCTGAATGTGACTGTAGTTCTGGCTACGCTCAATCAATCATGGCTACTCATTTCGACAAGACAACATTGGACAAGTTGAACGTCGCCTTAATCAAAGACGTTAGAGAATACTTTGAACATTACATTAACGAAAGGAAATCAGCATGAAATTTAAATGTGAAATCGAAATGGCTAACTCAGCGTTTGCTGATGATCCACTACTCGAACTATCAAAACTACTGAGCAATTTGCTGTTCAAGATTGAAAAAGAGGAAGGGTTATACCCTTTATCAATCCAGTTAAGGGAAGGGATATTCAGAGACTACAACGGAAACAAAGTAGGCAGCTACACAATAGAAGGAGAAGACTAATGAATAATTTAAAGGGAACTATGGAAGTACACTTTGGATACTTGGATATAAACGCGGAGTTTAAATTTGAAATAGACTTGGATCAACTCGCAGTGGGTGAAGAAACAATTCGAGAGAATGACGAAGGTGCAATTCACGATGCTATCTATGACTTGGTTAAGAGTACACCAAGGGATGTATTGGATTACACAATCGAACTGGAAGAAGAAGAAGACAATGAAGAAGGAGAAGACTAATGCCGTTACATTGGGATATAGGAAACATCAAAGACTATAAGACAATTTGTTTCGATGGTGAAGGTGACGATACCACATTAAAAACTATCACATCTACACTGATTGACCTGACTATGAACTTAGGTATCTGCAACTTCACAGATAAGAACATAGATGAAGTCATACTTAGAATACGAATCTATGAAA